GGAGAAATTCACTGGCTCTGGAATTATAGCAGGTGACGAAATCATCATCTGCACCGTAAAAGGAAACAAGTCGATTACGCTTCTTAGGAACGGAAAGACTACAAACATCTTGAACTGCCTGGATAAAAATGCAGATTGGTTCCAGCTTGCGAAGGGTGACAACATATTTGCTTATACAGCTGAGTACGGAAGTACAAATTTACAGTTTAAGATTGAGAACCGTATCGTCTACGAGGGGGTATAAGCACTATGGATGTAACGATTTTAAACACCGACCTGGATGCTGTCTCCATCGTGGATACGTACGAGTCGCTCATCTGGACGGATCGGTATTATGCTTACGGCGACTTTGAACTCTATGAAGCAATGCGAGATGGTCTTCTTGATTATATCAAACAGGACTACTATTTGCAGAGCAAGGAATCTGAGCATGTGATGATCGTAGAAAAAATCCAGATTACTTCCGATACCGAAGACGGTAACCATGTAACGGTTACTGGACGCTCATTAGAATCTATCCTCGATAGGCGAATCGTCTGGGGACAGAAGCTATTAAGCGGAAATCTTCAAAATGGAATTAAAACCCTGCTCAATGAGAATGTAATTTCTCCGTCGGACAGCAATCGAAGGATTCCAAACTTCATTTTCAAAGAATCAACCGACCCGGCAATTACAAAGTTGAAATTGGAAGCTCAGTATACAGGTGATAATCTGTACGATGTCATTCAGAAAATTTGCGAGGAGCAGGGTATCGGTTTCAAGATTACGCTGAACGATGAAAAGCAGTTTGTCTTTGAGCTGTATGCCGGTTCCGACAGATCATACGATCAGACAGAGAATCCATACGTTATATTCTCTCCGAAATTTGAGAATATCATAAACAGTAACTATATCGAATCTAAAGCTTCGTTGAAAACCGTGACTTTAGTTGGGGGAGAAGGCGAGGGTGCTGATAGAAGATATACTACAGTTGGTGGTGGTTCCGGTTTAAATCGTAGGGAACTGTTTACGGATGCTCGTGACATCTCTTCGAATGTTGGAAGTGATGATGCATTGACCGATGCCGAGTATATGGCTCAGTTGCAGCAAAGAGGAAAAGAAAAACTTGCAGAAAATGTGAGCATTACCTCGTTTGAGGGAGAAACAGAAACAACTATCATGTTCCAGTATGGAAAAGATTTCTTTAACGGGGACATTGTACAGATTGCGAACGAATATGGACACGAGACAAAAGCTCGTATTCTTGAAATTGTTCGCTCAGAAGATAAGGACGGCTATTCCGTCTATCCGACTTTTAAGACTATAGAACAGGAAGGAGCGTGATGAAGAAGTGAGTGTAACATTTGGATTTTATAATTCAAAAGAAGGAGATCGGCGCTACGATGCTATTCAGATGTCCAGCATTTTCGATGGAATCATTCAGGACGGAATATTGCAGCATGTCGGAACTGCAATGGTTGTAAAAGAATCGGAAGCAATGATTATCAACGTTGGTGTCGGACGAGCCTGGTTCAATCACACTTGGACGCTGAATGACGCTCTGTTACCGTTAGTAGTTCCACAGTCCGAGATTCTGCTGAACCGATATGATGCAGTTGTACTTGAAGTGGATTCGAGAGAGGCCGTCAGAGCAAATGACATCAAAATCATTAAAGGAACCCCGGCATCGAATCCAACGAAACCTACGATGGTGAAGACAAATGATCGCTGGCAATATCCACTGGCGTATATTTATGTCGGCGCCGGAGTCACTTCTATTCGACAGGCAAACATCACGAACTGCGTTGGAACTTCAGAGTGTCCATTCGTAACGGCTCCATTGGACAAGGTTGAAATCGATGATTTGATTGCCCAATGGCAGGACCAGTGGAAAGAGTTCTACGAAAAGCAGACTACTGATATGGAAGAAACAAATAAGTTTTGGAAAGAGCAGTGGTCTACCTGGTTCCTGGCACAGACTGAGGAGATTCAGTCGGCATATTTGACATGGGAAGCTCAGTGGAACCTCTGGTACTCGGAGCATACAGCAGATATGGAAGCCACAAGTACCTATTGGAAAGAAAAATGGGAGGCGTGGTTCAACGAATACACAAGCATCAATACTGCAGAAATGGCTGATTGGAAACAGAAATCAGAAACAGAATTTCGCGATTGGTTTGAGCAGTTACAGGCACTGTTGGATGGCAATACAGCGGCGAGTCTTGCGAAAAAGCTTCTGGAATTGCAGGAGCAGGTAGATATTCTTAACCAGTTCAGTTCCAACCTTGAAAATGAATACACGGTATATCAGAAGCTTTATGACAATGGATACCGTACTTACGGAGACGTGCTCGATTCTTCGGACGCATCCATTACTGACAGCAATTTGGATACGGTCATTGGACGTACATATTCCAGTGATCTTCTTCGTGACAGTAATGGTGATGTTATCGAAGGTCGGGCTATTTTTGTCATCAAATAAAGGAGGATTCATTAAATGAAAATCACAGACTACGAAAAAGTCCAGGCATTAGCAGCAAGTAATATTTTCCTGCTTGACGGACCTAACGGGACAAAGACCATTGCAGCAGATGCTTTAGCAAAGGCGTTAATTGGTCTTTTAAGTTCCAAAGATTTTATCGGAGGAGTAAATCTTTCCGAACTTACCCAGATCAACGAGCTGGTATCTGGTAACAAATTACTCATCGGGACTGCGGACGGAAACAAGGCTATCGCCGCTGAAGATGCACTCTTTGCCATGTTAGATAGCTTTGCTCCAGTGGAGCTTCGCCGAGTTATCTTCAGAGGTAAGAATCTTGGAACAGCTCTGACAGCGGTACAGAAAGCCGCTATTAAGGATGGTTCCTTTAAAGGAATGTTCCTTGGCGATTATTGGAGTATCGGAGGTCGTATCTGGCGTATCGTTGATATGGATTACTGGTACAACTGCGGTGACACTGCATTTACCAGCCATCATCTTGTGATCATGCCGGATGAAGCGCTTTACAACGCACAGATGAATACTACCAATATTACAACCGGTGGATACGTTGGTTCTGAGATGTATAAAAAGAACCTGGCGAACGCAAAGACAATCGTCAATGCGGCTTTCCAGGGTTCTGTTCTTACTCACAGAGAATACCTGTGCAATGCGGTTGCAAACGGAAGACCGTCCGGTGGAGCATGGTTTGATTCCAGTATTGAGCTCCCGAATGAACCTATGATGTATGGGCATCTTCATTTCAGTCCGACTTCTGACGGTTCTACTGTTCCGAGCACCTACACAATCAGCAAGACTCAGCTGGCGTTGTTCATGGTGTGCCCTAAATTCATCGTAAACAGATCTTACAACCAGTGGTTAAGAGACGTCGTTTCTTCGGCTGCCTTTGCCATTGTGGGCAGCCGTGGCGGTACGGCCTCCTACTTCGCTTCGGACTCTGATGGAGTTCGTCCGGTCTTCCCGGTTGGTTAATTAAGATCGCGGGGCCTTGTGCCCCGTTTATATTTTTGAAAGGAGCTTCTAATCATGGAAGAAAAAATCTATAAAATTACCCTCGGTGATGGAACTGAGATTTCCAATCTTAAGTTGAACGGAAACAATTTCATTTCCACAGAAAAGATCGAGGAATCCGTATTTGCAGATAACTGCTCTCCGGTTACTATCAGCGACGGAACAACTGAGACTGTTCATCCAAACATGGAACTGGTTCAGATCGTTGAGCAGGTTCCCGGGGAATACTGGTTTGTCCTTAGAGATATTTCTGAGGAGGAATTTGCCAGAACCAAAATGCAGTCTGACATCGCCTACATTGCAATGATGTCCAATGTAGAGCTTTAAGAAGGGAGATCACCATGGAACATAGCAAGAATTACAGTAAAGTAAAGCTTTGGCACAGCATGAAAATGTGGAATGAGACCAGAGTTCGTAATGCGGTGAAGATGGGCTGGATCACCAAAGAGGAGTTCGCCGAGATCACTGGTAAAGATTACGAATGAGTGTTCTGTTAGGCGACAGGAAAGAGTCAAAATTCGAAGCGATTACGTACTCGATCGAGTTGCATGATATGCTGATACTCCTTATGCAAAGGGGATTTGGTGTTAAGGATGTAGACAGCTTTGTTCGGAAGAAGTATGCGTATGGAGAAATTTCGGAAGAAAACTTTGCTAAGTACAGAGAACTGATGCGGAGTTTCAAATCGAAAGTAAATCAGTGTGCTTCCTTAATAACGAGCAATGTTAGAGCGGCAAATACCATTTACCCACGGTCAATGCACGAGTACGAGACCAGGAGAGATTACCAGAATGCGGCAATTGTAAATTGCGAGCAGCTCATTAACGAGTTGCAGCGGGTTGTTGAAATATTCGATGTAGATCTGAATTTATACAACCGGTATGTTAAAGCTATCGACCGAGAAATCGGATTGATAAAAAGGTGGCGTCAAAGAGACATGGCGATTAAGTCGCGGTTAGAAAAAGGGTAACATCTAAAAAATTGCGTCGTTTCTTCGGCTAACTTTGCCAATGTGAACAACAATGGCAATACGAACTACAACAACGCTTCGAACTCTAATGGAGTTCGTCCGGATTCTTCGATTAACCAACGAAGAAGGAGATGCTATCCGTTCCGCAAGGATAAATAATAAAGCCTAATACAATTTACTACGGTAAGTATTGTTATAACGGTGAATAGGTTATGAACTACGAGGAGATTGTCTGTGACGCCAATAACTTGTATAGGGCTTATAAGGTCTCTGTGAAAAGCAGCAAGTGGAAAGAATCGACGCAAAAATTCATGATGAATTTCCTGCGGTATATATTTGAAATCCAAGACGATCTAATAAATCGGACACTTCAAAATGGACCGACACAGGAATTCGAGCTGCACGAAAGAGGCCGGATAAGACCTATTACAAGCATTCAAATCCGCGATCGCATCGTCCGACATTCTCTGTGCGATGAGGTTTTACTTCCAGAAGTTAGGAAACATATCATCTATGATAACTGCGCATCTATCAAGGGGCGCGGAATTTCACAACAGAGAAAACGATTCGAAATCCATCTCCACAAATACTACCAATTATACGGAAATGACGGTTATATTCTATTCGGTGACTTTTCAAAGTTCTATGACAATATTATCCATGAGATCGCTAAACGAGAATTGCTAAAGCTGTTCGATGATGATGAGTTTATTGACTGGCTTTTAACGTTGATATTTAAGGGCTTCCAGGTCGATGTTTCGTACATGTCTGACGAGGAATACGAGGCTTGTATGACCGATACTTTCAATAAACTGGAGTATCGGAACATTCCAAAAGAGAAGCTCACTGGCGAAAAGTGGATGGAGAAGTCTGTCAATATTGGAGACCAGCTTTCGCAAGTCATTGGAATTTATTATCCGTATCCCATTGACAATTACGTCAAGTATGTACGTCAGCAGAAATTTTATGGAAGGTATATGGACGATTGGTACGTCATGAATCCCAGTAAAGAAGAGCTTGAAGACTTGCTCGAAAACATCTGTGAAATTGCAGCTGAACTGGGAATCCATATCAATCGTAAGAAAACTAGAATCGTTAAGATTTCGAGCAAATACAAATTCCTGCAAATCAAGTACACACTTACAGATACTGGTAAAGTCATCAAACGAATAAATCCGGATCGAGTTACCGCCATGCGTAGAAAACTCAAGAAACTTGCCGTTAAGGTTGAAAATGAAGAAGCGGATTACGACAATGTCGAAAATATGTTTCGCGGTTGGATGGGAGGACATTATAAACTCTTATCCAGAGAACAACGAAAGAATTTAATACAGCTTTACGAAGACCTATTTAGTAAGGAAATCGCAATAGTCAACAAGAAGCTGATTGTTTCTGATAGGTCTGCATGATTGCACATAAAGAAGGAGGAAAACGATGGAACCATGGTTTCAGGTTGTACTTACGATCTTTAGCTCAGTTCTTGCATCTTCTGGGCTGTGGGCCTATTTGCAAAAGAAAAGCGAGCAAAAAGATGTTAAAACAGAGATGCTTATTGGATTGGCACATGACAGGATCATGTATCTTGGAATGTCGTATATTGACCGTGGGTGTGTAACCCAGGATGAATATGAAAATCTGAGGGTATATCTCTACGAACCCTACGAACGTATGGGCGGGAACGGTTCAGCGAAGCGAATTATGCAGGAGGTGGACAAACTCCCGATTCATAAATTTATAGAGAAGGAGGAAGAGCACAATGAGCATGAGTAACAAGACATACGACATCCTTAAGTGGATTGCTATGTATCTGCTTCCGGCTGCTGGTACATTATATTTTGCACTGGCTGGAATCTGGGGTCTCCCGTATGGAGAGCAGGTAGTCGGAACCATCACTGCGGTTGATACTTTCCTTGGTGTTATCCTTGGAATCAGTACATCCCAGTACAACAAGACTGCTGATAAAGAAAAATAATGAAAGTGTCATGGAGGACTAAACATTATGGCAAATATGAATGTAAACAAAGTCATTTACGGGGGGGGATGTCCTTATCGATCTTACTGGCGATTCCGTCAGTGCAGATAAGATCCTCAAAGGTATTACTGCTCACGATAAGAGCGGTGCAAAGATCACAGGTACCTGTACTTTCGACAGCGATACTTCCGAGGATACTGCGGCTGTCGCAGAGATTCTCGTAGGAAAGACTGCGCACGCCCGTGGAAGTAAGCTTACAGGTACTATGAAGAACAACGGTGCGGTTAAAGGTACCATCTCAACTGTTGCTGGAGAATATACAGTACCGCAAGGTTATCATGATGGCTCTGGTAAGGTGTCTATTGACGCCACCGAACAGGCAAAGCTTATTGCTACTAACATTCGTGAGGGTGTGACGATTCTTGGCGTTGAGGGTGCTATGTCTGGTTCTGAGGATATGAAACCGCAGAGCAAGGAAGTAACACCGTCCAAAGAAGCTCAGACAATCATGCCAGATGAAGAGTACAACTGCTTATCTCAGGTTACAGTTAAGGCAATCCCGTATGTAGAAACCGACAACTCTGCCGGAGGGAAGACTGTTACGATCGGATAAGGAGGTTTTGTCAAATGGCTGCGAATAAAGTCGTATTCGGCAATAAAGTTTTGATCGACCTTACCTGCGATACTGTTACGGAAGAAGCTTTGTTGAAGGGCTATACCGCACACAAAGCAGATGGTACAATTATTACCGGAACGGCTTTCGCAGGATATCCTAACGAGTTCGTGTTCTTAGATAACATCGAAGACTCAAGCGGAAACCCAATCAAAGACAGTTCCGGTAAAACAATTCAGGGACAAACCATCTATCGTAAAGCCCGCAACTCGGTTCTTTTGGATTCTACGGGTGATGTAATTGAAGATGGTTATTAAAATGCATAAGAGGGCGTGTATCATACATTCCCTCTTATTTTTTTCAGTATGCGGGTTACGGTCGAACTAATTATTATGTTTACAAACCTAGAATAGAAATCTGGAGCAATCTGGTGATATGTCAAGATGATTTTTGAAAAGATTTCGATATGTTTTTCAGAAAAAGGGTAACTTTAATAGACCTATGCAAAAACACAGGCTAAAACCAGTTATTCATTTGATGTATCCAGCGATACGCCGGAGTACAGTTGGTTTCTGGCCAGCAATCCATAAACCAAACGAACGAATTTACGTGAAGTCAGCGCGAGTGCTCTTTTGTGTTGATGCTTCGGAACTTCGTTGTACTTCTTTCGATAGTACGCTCCGTACTCAACATTATGTTTTCTCATACTGTTGGCGGCTTCGCCAAGATAGTATCTGAGATAACGATTTCCGGCTTTACTCATTGGAGTATCTTCTCCATCGAAATCACCTGATTGGTTTGACTTCCACATGAGTCCGGCATATTTAGCAAGAGCATCAGAGGAATGAAAAGCAGAGATGTCGCCTATTTCAGCTACAATGCCACCTGCAAAGACAGGACCAATGCCATCTATGGATTGAAGAATAATAAAAGCATTAGGATTTAATCCTCTGATTTCTCTTTCGATGGCAATATCTATAAGCTTGATTTCTTTCTTGAAAGTTTCAATACAGTTGAAAGAGCTGGCAATAGATACATTTAATGGTTCATAAAGAGCTTTATCTAAGCGATAAGAATCCCTGGCCGCTTTCCTGAGTAATTCTGCGGTCTTGCTAATGTCTTTGATACGATTGCGACTTTTCTGTGCGAGAAAACTTATGAGATCTTCCTCAGATGAATCAATAATCTCCTCAGGAGATAAGTATTCTGTCAATACACTGGAAGAGGTTGCTCCATAAATATCGCAGAAAGGCTGGTCATCACCTTCTAACATCTGTAGTTCACTGAACTTCAGATACAGATTAGAAACCAGGTAGGTTTTCTCTCTGGTCATGCATTCAACAAGATGCAGACGATGCCTTGTGAGGCGTTTAAGAGCCAAGAACTGGCTTCCACGCCATGGCTCAGTTTCGATATTTCCTGCACGTGCATAATCGGCAATAACAAAGGCATCAATAGGATCAGACTTACCTAATCCGATATAAGACTTTTTGTAATTAGCTGTGCATTTGGGATTGAGCACAAAAACATAAGGTTTGAAATGCATCAGTTCCTCGCAGGAAGAGAGAAAATTTGCAATGTGAATGCTGTAAACAGAGGTAGACTCCAGAGCAGCAACAATCGTATTAAGATCAGGGTGTTCTTTCAAACATTCAAGAATCTTCTTGGCTAGTTCTTCAGCACCAGGCTGATTGTTAGCAAAAGAAGAGTTTATGTATTTATTTTTATAAAAATCCAAAGCACAAACATAGTTGGATTTTGAACTGACGTCAATACCGACGTAAAACGTAGATAATGGGTTAATCTTTAACATGATACCACCCGCCTTTCCGATTAAGTATTCTTGGAACCTGAAGAAAAAGGTTTATCCTGGGAATCATATGCTGACCGAAACCTCGCGTAATAAGCATGCACCCTGGCAGCTCTTTTGCTGGTGCTGTACGCCAGGGGATGAAACATCTGTGTAAGCGGAATGTGACATATGATTCAGGCTGCAAGCTCCATAAGCAGGCACCGGAGACCGGGCTGAAAGGATTAAAAGCAGTGCCTCTAGACATCAGACTCTGCTGATATCATACCACAGAATAACCTATGAAACTAATAACCAATGTAGATGAGATGGAAAGGGTTTATCCCAGGTGTCTCAGATCATCTATAAATTTATAGAAAGGATAAGTGCATAACCATCATTTCTACTGGCTATACACTTATTATACGAGGATTAAACATATGAATAAAACAAACGATCGTATTTCACCCGATGTTATTGCTGTGGATATTGAAAAATTATCTGCCATATTGTCTTGCGGTTGCGCTACAGCTCGAAAAATAGGCGAGCAGGCAGGGGCAAGAATATTCATAGGTCGTCGCGTATTATATTCGGTAAGCAAAGTTCAAAAATATTTAGAATCTATTGCTGAATAAATGATGGATGTTAGGGACAATATTTGATATAATATGATTGATGAAATTTGTCGAATTGTTCCTAATAGCTTACAACGTGAGGCTTATGGAGGAGCAATCATGGCAGCAACAAGCAGAAAAGATTCAAAAGGAAGAAAATTACACACAGGAGAATCACAAAGAAAGGATGGGATCTATCTTTATAGGTATACAGACGCATACACTGGTAAAAGAACATCCGTATATGCGAATGATTTACCAGAATTGAGACGCAAAGAGAAAGCCATAGCAAAAGACATTGATGATAATATTCTTACGGATATTTCAACAAAAAATCTAACCTTAAACACTCTGTTTGAAAGGTATCTTGGTATCATTGTCATTGATGATGGAACGAAAATCAATTATCAAAATATGTGGAACATCCATGTTCGAGATACGATAGGAAATATTAAGGTTGTTAATTTGCGAGCATCTCACATTATGAGTTTATATTCCGGTATGTCGAATGATAAGTACGCACATAACACAATAAAATACATACATCTGATGATATTTCCAGTATTGGAGATGGCAGTAGATGATGATATTATTCGTAAAAATCCTGCAAAAAATGCACTGTCATCTGAATATGGTGAAGAACCAAAGAAAAAAGAGGCGTTAGAAGTATCAGAACAGGAAAGACTTTTAGATTTTATGAATAAGAGCAATATATATAGAAAGTATATTCCGCTGATAACGATAATGTCTGAGACGGCTCTTAGATGCGGGGAACTGATCGGAATAACATTTAATGATATTGATTTCAAAAACAAAGAATTGCATATAGATCATCAGTTGACATATAAGAATTATAAGGACGGGAATGGCTGCATGTTTCGTATTAAAAAGCCTAAAACAAAAGCGGGAATACGAACAATACCATTAACAGACAGAGCGTGTGATGCTTTCCGTGAACAAAGGAAGCAGAATTTTCAAGCTGGCATATTTTGTACATTTGAAATTGAAGGCATAACAGATTTTGTCTTTCTTACCAAAAATGGAAGACCAATGATGCCGAATGCTTTGAACAATGTGCTATATAATATCGTAAAGAATTATAATTCTTGTACGGACGGAACACAGACCATAGAACAGTTTTCATCTCATGTCATGCGCCATACCGGATGTACTAATATGGCGAGAGCCGGTGTCAATGTGAAAGCAACTCAATATGTTATGGGGCACGCTCATAGTGATGTAACAATGGATGTGTATAATCACTTGAATAATAAGACGGATGTCAAACTTGAGTTTTCAAAGTTTGAAAAAAATGGTACAAAAATGGTACAGTAGACGTAAAAATAAGATTTCACAAAAAGTTCATAAACCCTGCAACCCTTGATTTTACTTGGGTTGCAAATATTTTAATA